CTTACAAGAAGTCTTCGTGTAAAGTCCAGCGTACAAAGGGTACGAAGAAAGGTGTCCTAGCCGCGCTTGCTAACGGCAAGCAAGTCCAGGATGCGGCATCTCCTATCTCTAACAAGGAGATCAACGAGGCGGTTGAAGCAGCGGCTAAGCTTAACGCTGAACAGCCGATGGTGAAAGACACGTCAGTGAAGCAGCCGGCGATGTCAATGGACGCCATGCCTATTCTATCTCCGAGGCAGAAGCTCAAGGTCATCACCGAATGGAAGAAGTCCGGTGAGATCGAGAAGATACTCGGGGATGACATGAAGAAAACTCCTGACCCGAAGCTGTTGAAGTCCTTCGAAGAGGACTATCCGCAGTTCACGGATGATGCGTCTATCGCGTCGTTGGAGAACCTCATGGGGTTGTCGTTCGAGCAGTTGTTCCATCTTGGCACCATCGAAGTCAAGGCACTGGCACAGCTTGCATTCAATCTCCGTAACGAGTGGTACAAGACGACAGTTCAGTTGAAGTCGATCTTGGCCAATCCGAATAATAAGATCGCTGAGCCTCAGCGGTTGGCTATCTAATCCCTTCGGCGGGGTGAAGTAGCCCCGCCAATTTATCGGAGGTAATATGTTCGGACTGAATGCACGTGCTGCACGGCAGCATCAAGACAGTTTTCTTCGATATCTCGAAGACTTACCACGACCGGAGTTTACTCCTGATCTGTGGTTACTTGAGCAGAAGAAAGCTCATTTGTTTTTCATTCATGACGACATGGCACAGCTTCAGCCATTCCATGATTTAGTTAAGGCAGGGTCTCTGTCAGGGTTCTATCCGATGAACTACGGATACACCGCGAAGAAGTTCACCTTCGTGAAGAAGAACCTCGGACTGAAATCTTTTCCTATTGCTCTTGATCTTCCATTCGAAGACAGGGAAAAGCTCCCGCAGTATATGTCGAATGAACATCGTATACGTGGTGAAATCTACGCTATCCGTCCAAGACAGATAGTTGAGCTTGACAACCATCGTCAGAATGGTGTACAGTTTCAGCGAATACGGGTGAACATCAACATCGGGTTTAGGAAGTTGATGCGTCATAGTATTACGTCGTCTACTGGTAAGAAGTATTCCGAATACAACCTCACTAAAGAAGAAATGATTTCACAAGAAATGTGTATGTATGTCGGAAGACGAGATTACTGGATGGACCAGCTAGAGAGCGGGTTCTTTGATTTTCAACCAATAGATATCATCGAGGAAGATAGGGTTTGGATAAACAAGTACTACCAGTACAGCAGAATACGATAACAGAACTTCACGTCCCCTGCGATAACTGTGGATCAAGTGATGCCCGTTGTAACTACAGCGACGGGCATGGCTATTGCTTTTCCTGTAACCAGTACTATCCCAAAGAGGTCAGTCATGAGGTTGGTGAAGGATACTCATATCAATATGTCCCCTGGCGAGGTGTATCTGTTTCGACGTTTGAATTCTATGGAACAAAGACTAAGATCGACGCTGGCGGTAAACCTGTGTCTCTTGGTTATCCTTATCCTAATAATTCTTTTAAAGTAAGAAATCTCGACAAGAAGGAATTTTATTCAGTCGGAGATATATCTAAGGCTGGATTGTTTGGTCGTAATAAGTTCACAGCTGGTAGTCATAAGTACGTCACTATAACAGAAGGGGAGTTAGATGCGCTTTCAGCTTATCAAGTTCTTAAATCGCCTTGTGTATCTGTTCGGTCTAGTAGTTCTGCTAAGCTGGATTGTGCAACAGACCGATCCTGGCTTAATTCGTTCGAACGAATATACATCGCGTTTGACTCAGATAGCCCAGGACGGGATGCGGCACGTGAAGTCGCTAAGCTCTTCGATTACAACAAAGTTTACGACGTTCGTTTCCCAGGCGGAAGTCGTAAAGATGCCAACGATTACGTCTCCGCCGGAGAACCCGACGAACTGAGGAATATCTGGTGGAACGCCAAGAAGTTTCTGCCAGACAACATCATATCTTCTCTCAGTGAGTTTGAGAAGATACTTCAGACGCCTCCGAAGGCAGGAGTATCTTATCCGTTTCCGACGCTAACTGACATGACGTTCGGGATGCGGACAGGAGAAGTCGTACTCATTACTGCTCAAGAAGGTGTCGGTAAGACAGAGATAACTCACACGATACTTCACCATCTTCTGAAGGAGACTAAAGATGCGATTGGTGCCATCTATCTTGAGGAAAGCAAGCAACGACTCTTACAGGCAATTGCAGGCATCGAGCTTAAGAAGCCTGTCCACCTTCCAGGAATGGATGGTGGAAGCGATGAGGTCGTCCGCGCTATCACTGAAGTGGTATCCAGTGATGATCGTCTTCACATCTACTCTCACTTTGGGAGCGATGATGCAGACACTATCCTCGACACTATTCGGTTTCTCGTTTCTGCCCGTGGTTGCAAGTGGATTGTGTTTGATCTTATTTCTCTTGCCGTGGCAGGTGCTGGCGGAGAAAGAGAAAGAGAAGCGCTCGAATATCTCTCAGCAAGACTAGAGATTATGACGCAGGAGCTTGACTTCGGTCTGATTATGGTCAGCCATGTCAACGACTTCAATCAAACACGTGGCAGCCGAATGATCGGAAAGAACTGCCACGTCAGGATTGAGGCTCACCGTGACGTCACCAGCCCTGATGATAGGTCCCGACGCACAACCGAATTAATCATCTCCAAGAACAGACCGGCCTCACGCACAGGACCGGCAGGTAAGCTTTTGTTTGATCCTGTTTCATATACATTATCGGAGGATTTATATGAGGACACGACAGATCACAGGAGAGATGAAGCGTTGGTATAGACATAACGAATTCGTCAGTGGATATGTCTACAACGACAAGACTAAGATTTATCCTGACGGGACGTTTGTCACTAAGCTGATTAAGTATTTTATCCGTCATCCCGAATACTACATACTTTATACTTCAGCATTCGTCTATAAACTTGACAACTCTGAAGAGGTCGCAAATGGCAAGCATCACAGCAGAGCTTCGTAATTGGTGGTTTGATCGACTAAGTAATCGTTACTACGGGGACATCTACTGTGATGAAAAGAGAAGATGGATTGACGGTAAGGGCATTTATACCAGTTATGTCATGTTCATAAATGACTGTGGTGATTATTATCTTGTAAAGACTAAGAATTCGTTATATAAACTCTACAAAAACCAGAAGCTAGGAACAACCTATGCCAAAGAAAGCAAGTTCAGAGACGGTGAACACCGTCCTTGATGCACTCGCTGAAGGAATGTCTATCAGTAGTATCATTAAATCAGGGGTGTCTACGCCAGTCCTGTACAAGGTCATAGAGCAGTTTCCTCTGTGGTCTTATAAACTGCTTAAGCCGTAGGAAGGCTCAGGATGCGTTTAAATTCCAGGGGCTATCTAACTACCTCTGGTACGAAATAACGCACCAGTGAGCTTCCTAGGGCCTTACATGGGCTATTTAAAATGACTGTAATAGAAATAGATAACATCCCGTGTTGTTACTGCGGCAAAGACTGTCCTACGGAGTGGGAAGTCGATGGTAAGAGACAACTAGGGATGCTTAGTAACAAAGAATTTATGCTATGGGTGATGCAATTGTGCATGACAAATGCCTCGAAAAGATGCTAGAAGAACATCCGTTTAATTAAAAAATTTGCCCGGAAATTTTAAGGGCAGTACTGAGATAAAGGTTTTCGAAAATGATGGCAGTAAAACCCTCTGAAGAAGTCGAAGAAATCCAAGTCGGTAAGCTTCGTCTCCTTCGTGGAGGCAAGGGTCCACCGCTCAACACAGGTGGTATCAACTGGCTCAATGGCCTAGACAAGGGTACTTGTTTCAGCTGTAAAAAGAAGGGCAACGATGACGTCCTTGAAGTATTGATTATTGCATTCAAGTATAACAAGACAGTCATACTCGTTAATGCATTTCACTCAGAGAATAGGTTTGCAGTAGACCCTGAAGCCTTCTGCAAAAAGTTCTCGTTGCATGAAGTCATAGGTAAAGAAGAGCAGGAAGAACCTGCCAAGGAGATCAAAGATGGTAGTGCTGGGACCGTACAGTCAGGAAGAGTTCCTGACGATGAAGATGCTAAAGAGTGACTCTGAGGCTTACAGGAAGATGCCAGGAGACTATTCCATTCAGGCTAAAAGGAACGACAACTGTCTGAAGGAATTCTTTAGCAGAGAAGCAGCGTGAAATACATCGAGATTGCAACCTACTTAGCTTTTGCTGGCTTTCTGATGTGGTGTATAGATGGTAAGCATCTGTATTACATGCACGAGCCTCATAAGATAGCTTTGATGCTGATCTATTGAGAGTAGTCTTTGACATCGAGGCCGATGGCCTGACTAATCCGAAGCACATCTGGGTCATAGTCTGTAAAGACATCGACTCAGGTGAGCTTCATATATTCAGGGAGAAAGAC